AATATGACATTACCTTCCATCGCAGCAGTGAACCCACCAGTTGCTGAGGTAATGCCAGTGCCAGCTCCGTCGGATGCAATATCAGTCAAGGCCAATTGAGCTGCGGCCTGCTGACTATAATCAACAGATGTCCCTGGGTTTCTGTCTGTGAACCCACCGCCGTTCGTAGGAGAGCCATCTGTCCGGATCTCCCAATCCATGTTTGCAGGAATACTCATAATTTCTCCTCAGTCAAGTTTGACTTTGAATTCAGTTGCATTAATGATAATCTGCGTTCCTGTGATAACACTGATGTCGTCCAGGCCCAGCGATGCAAGTGATACGCTGCCCAGGAAGTTGCCGCCAGTTAGTGCGTCATATAGTCCGATGTGCGAACATGTTCCCTGGCTGCCAGTTGCCCGCGGCCAAGTAATTGCAACATTATTCGAGACATATTGATCGTCACCGGCTACAGATGTCACTGTATATGCACCAAAAGCTACGCGGGCATAGCTACCCCCAGACAGCTCGGTGAAGGACGACTCACTGTGGGCTGAACCATACGCACAATAAACTGTTTTACTTGAGAATGTGTAAGCCAGCAAATAATTTTCGAGATAGTTTGAAAAGCTCATAATTATGTCACTTTCTTGTAAATAATACCTGCGTTCCAGCTTTCTTGATTATTACCACCAATATTGGATTTACGTACCATTGGAAAGGCAATCCACGTATCAGATCCAATAGTAATTTCTTCGGACGCATCGATTCCTTCTAAATGAATATGTCCCACGTTTGGTAATCTACCGAGATAGTATATTCCATCATCTCCGTACTGACCATCATAGTAGAATATTTCAATCGGAATAATTGGAATATAGCCATTAGCGAGATCGGGTAAGTATCCGCCGAATTGAGCAAGAGCAACACCAGCTCTGAACCCACCGGCTATTCTAACTCGTTCATTACCGTCTCGATCATCACCAACATTAATATCAGTTGTAGTTGGATAAACACTGTGACCCCATTTACCAGCAGCAATTTGTCCTGGAAGACCTTCACAGTGGATTGTTGCACCGCTATTAGTGTTATATGTTCCGTAATAAGATGTTCCAGGAGTTAAACCACCATCTAATAAAACAGAATGAGCATTACTGTTGGGAACATCGTACATAGCAAAAGTATTGCCTGGGTTCCATAGGTGTCCAGCACACCACGCTCCGCCTGTCCAGGTGCCTGTCTTATCAATCTTACCGAAGCCAAAGTGTCTGAATAGGCCAGCAGAGAATTCTAAGACGACATGAATCCCGTATGTCGGACTTGTGTAGGCGAAGAAGTGATAAGTTGGAAAAGATCCGTTTCCAATAGCAGATATTTGTCGCTCGCGATCTCCGAGAGTGTCTGGGGAAGATGTGCCATTACCGCTATCGTTTGCTTGATTCCACGGCTCTTCGTCGTTTGCTACGGAGTATCCCAGTGCTTGATACATTTGGATGTGACTTACTGAGTCCCATGCGAATGAAACATAGACATTGTCTGCTGATCGACTCAGTGACAGATGTCGATTCGTTCCATTATAGTAATCTTCCGTGTATCCATTCGCCTGAGCAAACGTAGAAAGTTTGCTCATTAGATCTGTTTGGTCACTTGCTGATCCTGTTTGATATGCCATATTAATATTCCTTGAGAACAAAGAAGTAATTTCTGTTCGACTTTGAGCAATTCTGAAATGCTCTATAAGCTTCACCGTTAATCCAAATTCTATCTTCTGCGTTTATTACGCCATTCGGACTAATACAAAATACACCACGCATGTTGCCGTATTGCTTTCTATCTGCATCTGATGCAACAGTGCAGGGTATGATCACAAATTCACTATTAACACGCTTTAATTCTTTTTGACCAGCGGCGATAGCTATAGCTTCTGTGAACATGTCACGCCAATCAATTGTTGTTGAATACCAGTTGTTGGGTGAGGCCGGAGCTGTGTTTGCACAATGACCACATGGAGTGACACCAAGAGCACCATTATAGTAGTCTGGAGCACCATAGGCGATAGTCCAATTAATTACTTGCTTAAATGATCCGTCCGGACTTCTTAACCAGCCAGGCCCAGGGTAAGTTGAGCTTGCAGCCGAATACACTCCAGGATTATTCATACCGGCAAAATCCGGCCCACCATAAGTGTATGGTGCTTTTCTGGCAATGCAGCCCATAATCAGTTGTGGGTACGCGTATTCAGCAGCAGTTAGATATGGGTCGATTGCTCCGACATACATGTTCGGATAAACCGAAGCCACTTTGAATGCTGCAACCATTCGCTCATCATGGATTGAGATCCAGTAATAAACTGTTGCAGGTGTTCCACCACCAGACAGCGGCACGTATGATCCTTCATTATTGGCAGAAGCTACAGAGGCTCCAGGCTGAGTTTCCCAAGGTGTTGATATTGAATTAAATCCAGTGAACCCTACTACTTGAATTACATAAGCTGTTTCTGGAGAAGTTTCTTTAATACACTTAAAACCAATATATTGATCACTAACTGTGTTGTGGAGCATAAGATATTTTCGTTCATCTGCACAAAGTGCCCAGGTCATAGTTAATGTAAGTCCAGAGCCGGTTCCACCAGAGGAAGACGCCGGATTGCTCGGCGTGGTGCTATACTCACCGGCAGAATAAACTGAAACCGCAGTTGGCACACCACCAGAGACAGTGTCAATATTTACGACAGTTGCATCTGTGAATGTTCCGCCAACAACTGTCACTTTGTCATTAACCGTGTAGCCAGTGCCTGCTACACTAATTACTACAGCAGTCGCCTCGTATGCAGCATAATCGATCTTTACTGCCCAGGCAGTGTCAGTGTATGTCAGTGTAACCTTTGCACCGGTGCCAGAACCGCTTGATGTATTTTGGCTTACCGGATTAGATGCTTGAACTGTGTAAACACCGGCGTCACTAATAACTGCATCGGTAATGATACCAGTACCCGCAGCGAATGTCATATTAAGTGTACAGCCTGTGCCACTACCATCCGACGTCGTAGCCACTGGGTTTGTCGGCTGAGCTGAACAAATACCTGGATTCTTGATTAAAACTGTTAGCACGGTTGTACCTGAGACAGTTAAGACTTCAAGCACAGGAGCTACTTCGTATGTACCAGTTGCCAACACGAGTGAGTCACCAATAACATAACCGGTGCCGCCAGCACTAACTGCCGCTACAGTGACATAGTCACCGGAGCTAACGCCTCGGACTTCAAGCTCAGGCTCGTGATTTTTTGTTCCGCCTGCAAGTGTGATAGTGTCACTGACAGCATAGCCGGTGCCACCATCATAAACTGTCATTGCAGAAATATGATCATCCTGAGCTAAGGTTTTAAGCTCATTCAAAAAATCCTGATAGTCTACTGCTGTTCCCTTAAACCATGCCATAATTATCTCCCACTTTTCGTGGTTCTAATTTCGTTTCTGATTATTCGCTTGCCTTCATGGCTTGCCATCACACGAAGTGCTTCCTCTTCACTTGATACATTAATAATTAGAACGCCGCCATCCTGGGCCGGTGCTTGAGCTGCCACTGGGGCCGGTGTTATATGCCCAGGTTGGGCCGGTCGGAAGATCTCAGGTCTGCGTTCGCCAACAACATAATCTTGTCCTGGAGACACTGGGCCACCGAGTGCTCTCCCAGGGACTTGAACACCACTACCACCACTACCACCGGCAAGCATTCCGAGGAGTCCACCACCACCAGGGGCCATCATATTGAGCAGACCCATGAGAGCTTGTCTTGCCAGCAAGCGTGTTAGATCTGCGAGCATTGAATCAACCATACCTTTGAAATCAACTTTACCTGTAGTAACAAAACTAACCAAGGCGTCTTCCATAGAGGAGAACGCATTAGTGATTGTCTTCTGAGCCAGCTCTGCAAAATTACTTATCTCAAGACCGAGTTCTATAAAGCCTCGTTTGAAGCCTGTAATAACATCAGTGTTGACCTGCATTCCTTTTAATCTTAACTCAGACATTTTTCGATTAACTTGTTCTAACGTGGCTTGCATACCCTCAGTCCCAGGCTGCTGTGTGCTGATGGCTGTCCACAACTCTTTGAGTGCCACCATCTTAGCATTTACTGCACTGACGTCACCAATCATATCTTTCAGTAACTGACTTTGCATCGGCGTTGGCGAAAACATAATTGGCCCTTGAGCCGAGGGCCCACCAGCAGCGGTTGCGTCACTGAGAGCTTTGGCTCTATCGAATAAATCGGTGACACCAGATTCAATGATAGTCGACATATCAAATCCACGTATGAATGCTTCGCCGAGGCTTTCACCAGCTTTTTCTACTTGGAATTTTGCTCCAGTTAATGAATCCTCACGGGTAGCGTCCACCAAATTCTTATTCAAAAGATCGGAGAAATTACTGAACCCATCTGTGGCTGCGTTCTTAAATGACAATGCCATCTGATCGGCATATTGTTTCGCCAGATCAGCATTACCGGCCAGGGCTTGTCTTACTGCTCCAGACATTGAGATCATTGCAGTCTTGACATTCAGCCCGAAGATCCGGATCACGTCACCTATGGTTTTGAACATCGACATGATGTAGTCCACAATTACCTCAGCTCCGCCGAGTATATCATTCCACGCACTCTTTGCATCATTCGGAACGATCTCAAAAATACGTTTTATTACCTGACCTGCACCAACAAATAGTCCGAGGAATTTATCCATGAATTTAGCTGCGTCAGTGACTACACTCTGCAATGTCACTTGAAACTCTTTCTGGATTTTGATGCCACCAGTTAAAGAGACTATTCCCTCACGGATTTTTGTATATGCGTACTTGGCGTTTGAGCCAAGAATCGTAAACACATCAGCCAAAGTAGCTGACGAATCTTTAGCGATTTTAATTTTGTCTGAGAAAACAATTGTCGCCGCAGCAATTGCACCGATAGCAATTGCCATTGGATGTAGTGTGAGTACCGACAAACTAAACAACTTCATCTGGGCAACAATCATAATCAAATTCTTGAGGAAGATTCCACCGAGTAATATAGCCGCCATCCCCACAAATCTTCCAAGAGTATCCATGTTGTCAGAAGCCCAGAGAATCGCTTTTGCCAAACTGCTTGTACCTTGCATGGCCTGATCTAACTTACCGATGAAGCTGGTGATGGAGCTGTTAAGAACGGTTATAGCTTGATCCACAGTCGGGATACGTTTACCAAATCTTTCAGCCAAATTTTTCTCTGCCGCATTGAACGCGTCAATAATAACTCTGGTAGTGACTCGTCCCTCAAATGCCCACTTTCTTAATTCTCCTCGACCGATGCCCATGTATCGAGTAAGTGTCTCTGTCACTACCGGCAATTGCTCCATGACGGCTCGAAGCTCATCACCACGCAAAGCACCCGCAGCCAAACCCTGGGAAAACTGAACCATACCCCACTGAGCTTCACGGGCGGTGACACCTGATAGAATGATAGCATGGTTCAACTGTGTAGCGAACCGCACAACATCTTTCATGTTCAAACCCATCGTCTTTGTGTTAAGGGCAATACGAGCGTACATATCAATATTAGCTTCAAGAGCTGTTCTGGTCTCACGACTCATCTGGAACACGGCGTCCATCGCAGCGTGTAATTCCCAGGTGCCTGTCGTGACAACCCTGAGTCTGTTAAGCATGTTAGCGTAAGAGTCCGCGAGCATGATAGTGTCACGCAGTACCTTCGCGGAGACGACTCCAGCCAACACTGCTTTCAATTTGTCCATTTGACCCGTGGTAGCTGCACCAGCTTTACCAACACTTGCGATGTTTCGCTTTACAACGCGAGCACCATCTTCACGAATCTCAATAAGTAGAATTTCTTTTTTATCTGCCACGACGGAGTAACCTTCCTTTTCTCAATTCAGCACGAGCTGCTGCAATAGCAAATTTAGTCATACCTGCTCGTGCCTGCTGAGATGATCCTCGATCCAGATCTCCTATGTAACTCACTGGATTAAGGATGTAAATATTACCTTTTCCAACCTTCCATGTTTTCAACACATTTGCTGCGTTTATTAGTGCCTGGGCAGACGCAATTTCTCTATTAGTATTTATATTAGCTGTGTCGGGTGCTTCAATCAAATTTTTCTTGAGCTTACCAAGGGACACCCGCCAATTAATTCTGGCACGTCCAGTCTTCACTGGCGTATGTAATACAACAGCCTCAGTAGCTGCCATTCCAGCTCTACGAACAGTCAACGACACGTTGTGCAATAACGTATCTCCAATTGCTTTCATACGACTATTAAAGCTTCGAGCCATGAACGTATTATACCCGATAATATCATCGATTTCAAGTAGAATCTTTGTTTTTCTCAGCAATATGCTGTAAAAAAGCTTGATCCATCATCCGTATATGATAGTGCAGATCCTCGGCTTCATCCTCAGTTAACTCCAGGCGGAAGCAATATTCATCAATACTCCATGAGGGAATAGGCCCAGGAGACCAACCAGTCGACCGGCATGTATTCAGCTCAATGAACGCATCAAAATGAAGCTCCAAACCCATGAGTAGGTTTGGAGCATTCTGTATACGTTCAGGGAGTGGGCGTTTTCTACGGAAGCACTCCTGGATCATTCGCTGTTCCATTTTGCCTAACTCCAAATAGTAGAGCAGGCAGGCAATCAGTTTCCCGAATCTTGCTCCAAAATCTCAGCTCGGAAGATCGCAATATTGTCAGCAGTGGCTTGAACATCCTGGAACAAATTCGGCTGTTCGTGAAAAACAGCTTCAACATTTTCCTGGTTGAAATCCAGCTCTGTCTCTGCATCTGCATCCTCATGGGTGATGAGATCTTTTGTGAAGCCTTTCCAGCTAAGAACAATAGCCTGGGCATAAGCTGTGATGAACATATCTGTTAAGATCTTTTCATCGATTGTGTTGGTTTGAATTGCACGACGATGGGGCCGAGAAAGTCTGGTCAATACTTTAGAAAACTTCTTGTTAGCTCCACCAGCTCTGGCGAGTTTGATTTCGACGCCTGGGGAATACTCGACGACGACACCTTCACGCTCTACGTTTTTGTCAGTCTCATAAATTCTTCGCAACGGATTACTCATATCTCTATCTCCAAAATAAGATTAAAGTAAGAGCCCTGGAACGTTCCTGGGCCCATTCTTTTTGATTAGGCTTCGGCTGCGTCGGGCAGATAGTCGTAAAACGACATCAACAGCGTATGATCGAAACCGGTGATTGCTCCGGTGCCAATCGCTGCTTCCTGTGTCAGCGGAATTCTAATTGCTTCATTTTGTGCTACATCCAACCGACCATCACCCAGGGCGAGTAGTGGTATGTCGACTGTGATGCCTGCGTTCTCTTTGACAAGGTGCATGTCGAGAGTGACATCGCTGTTCGCTCGGATCGCGTTGACCGAGGTCACATCCATAAAGTAAGCTGTCAAACTACCAGTTACCTCAAAGTTACCGTGGGTTGCGTCGAACCCACCAAGTGTGCCGATTGCTTTGTCGGGAGAAACATTGTTGTTGATGGTTATGCTCATCTCTTCGGCGAATGCGAACAGCGGCGTAGGATTCTCGTCCGTGTCACTAACTATTGCCAGATTGATGAGCGGTACGTTGGATGAAGTGTTGAAAGCCGACTCTTCGGTTAAAGACACTCTTGTACCACTCTTTATTCCAACGACGCCGGTACGCTGCTCAACATCCATTGCGACGAATGCCATATCCAACATTGCTTTATCAGCAGTCGGGATATTCAAAGTCAACTCACTCGGAACAGCACCAACCAAATACTCAGATTGAATCTGTGATGGAGATGCGTCATCAGGAGCACCGAGTTGACGCTCGATGTTATATGTTCGGCGTACAATGCTTGTGCCGGTTTCATTCTTGAGCACGCGACCGAAGAAGACTCGGATGGTCTTTGCAGCAGCAGTGTCAGCAGCCATGTCGGCCTGACACTTATCGATGACGATTGCATTTGCAGCGATAGAGCGGACACGGGCAAAACCCATTCCACTTGTATCGAATTGTGTTGCGGCTGCGTCACCACCGATATAGATGAATTCGCCAGGGACAAGACCCAATTCGGTTAGGGTTTTTGCGGTTGTGGTTAATTGCGGAAGTGATCCACTAACATCTACTTCCAGATCGCCCGTGGCAAACTCAAAGCCTACGGCGACGAGTTTGGCAGTTGCAGGCGGTGTTTCAGCCACCAATGTTTCAGCTACAGTCAATATGGTAGCTGTTACGGTCGTGACTTCCTTGAGCCCATTGTTTGCGGCATTAGTGAAGCCCGAAGCGTTGATAAGATCGCCTACTTCATAGACGTCAAGCCCAGAAGCGGCAGTGTATGTGCTGGTAGTGACACCAGTGATCTCACTGGCTCCACCAACTTCTGCTTTCACCCGCTGATCAGCGAAGAAGAAACCTTGCAAAACATTCTGCAAGCCTGCCTGCACGAGATCGTGATTGAGTGTTCCAGCAGCATCCAGATCAGTAGTCTGACCTTTGCGAAGCTGACGATCTGTTCGGAACGGATTCCTGGAAACCTTAGAGATCGAACCGCCAAAATCGGTGAAGCTATTTACATCGAGAGGATACCAGATAGGTGTTCCTGGTAGCGTCTTGATGGATGTTTCCTCAGCGAACGCTGTTTCCACTACATTTGAATTAATTTTGTTTACCGCTACCATTTTTTACTCCTTACTGTATTAAGTCATACTCAAATTCAGCAATTACGTCTACTCTGAACCAGTTACCGTCTTCACCAACTTCCATTTCTGAAACATCGCCGATCCAAATGTCACCGGCTGTTCCAGATCGCAAGCTTTCTGCGAACGCCGCAGAAATAATGTCACTATCTACTAAACCATCTTCGCGTGGAGTATAAATCTCCACAAAAATAAAACCGGCCTGAGTGTTCTTACTCTTGCCGTCCATTCGACCGAGTGACGATCTTGAACCTCTTCGATGCCGTACTGCAATGCGAACCCACTTAATAGATCCATCAGTTGGCACACTTTTGTTTGTGTTGTCATAGATTGCGTACAATGACTGTGCGTCCGCTACGGCTTTCAGCGGAACCAAAATTCTGTCCCTTGCGTCTGTACGCGATGCTATCATAGTTATATTTTACTGTCTTATTTGCAAAATGTAAAGCAAAATGTCTGATTTATTTGTTATTTTTTCAACATCAACTACATTCCAAGTAGATGTATCAAGTGAATCTACGATTTTGGTGCCTCTTTCAATATTGATTGTCTCACTGGGTATTAACAGCACCTTCTGATCACCACGCTTGATATGATCGCCATCGATCTGAGAAGCTTTGTACCGGACAAATACGCCGGTAGCTGCGGTTGGTGTTCCAGCTACATTACCCCGCCACGGCTTATTAGCATCTGACTCGACTCCAGGAACGGCGATAGTTAATGCTCTGCCTTCCTCATCAATCAGCTCTTCAACCCATGCCCATTCAGTAGGAAGTGCCATTAACTTCTCCCAAGAGTAC